GCGCGTAACAGAATGTCAACGGCGCGGGCGTTCGCGATAACTTCACTGTCAAAGTATTTCGCGTAAAGAGCCGCTTCCACGTCGTCGATCTGCTCTTCCCAGCCGTACTCTTCACAGGTGTACGTGCCTGTTTCAAACTGCCAATCCGAGCGCGGATAGTTCGCACGCGGAGCGCGTTTGACTGCGGGCATTTTCAGCAAAGATTCAATGGGAATTTTCGGGTAATATGCCGACTTTTCAGTCACCTGAAAAACGGGCATGAGTTCGAGGCCGATAAAGCCCCTATCAGCCGCATTGATGTAATATTCATACGCCAGCGACGCAAGGTCGGTGCGTAAATCGGTTGTCCCAGATGTAGGTCTTGCCATTTGTGTGTCCTCCTAAAAGTTTTTTTATGCGGTCAAGCACTTGCGGGTAACTTCCAGCCAGATGCCGGCCAGATAAAAGTCAACGTCGCTCAGTTCGCCATCGGTCGGGTGCAGTACCAGCGTCAAAGCGGTCGGAGCTGCGGGTGTGTCACCCAGAGCGATTGACAGCGTCTTTTCCTGCAAGTTGGTGGATGCGGCAAATTCGCCGGACGTTCCGCCGCAATTCGTATCAGCGGATACAGCCGCGCCAACCACGTCAAAATAAGCCTCGACGGTGAAGGTCGGAGTGTTGGCCGGGGAAGCGGCGGCGGGGCATCCGAGCAAATGAAGAACGGCGGCGGCGCTGTCGTCGTAATCCTGCGGCAGGATGAAATGAGCCACAATGTCATCGGGCGTGGCGTTGGCCGCCCACTGAATTACAGACGATTTGCCGGAAATCTGCGCGATACCGACACTGGCCGGTGAAGCGGCATAAACGGTCAGAGCCGTTCCGTCTTCTTTGCTGATTCTGTCAGGAACGATGGTATATTGAGCGGTTTTAATGCCTCTCATGATTTCCTGCGTGGCCGTTTCAACATTAGTTCCGGTGATGATATTCAGCGCGTCGGCAATCGATACGTTGGCGGCAGAAGTGGATTTCACACCCCACGGGCAGACTTCAATCACGTCACCTGATGCTCCTGCTGCTTCAACCGCGATGCCCTGAGCCGATCCGGACGATGCGTCGGAGATTTTACCATCCGCGGCGCCATAAAGGACCGTCCCTCTGGCAATGGCCGAGTCAACAGTGCATTCCATTTCGATCGTGCCGGGATAGTTGTTTAGTTTACAGGCGACTTCGTTTCCGTCGGTCGCTGCGTATTCGGTGACACCGATATAATCTTCACCGGCGTCAGCATAAACCACTTCAGGCGGGTCAGTGGTGGTCGCGGGTGATGCGGTCATAACCTTAACCCGTCTGTGAGCCGCCAAATCTTCACCGGCAATAAATGTTTTGATCTCTTTAACTGTTGCCATATCTTTTTCCTCCTATCGTGCGTTGATGCGCTTTAGATAATCTTTGTGTAAATCTTCGTGTTCCGTTGCGACTTTCATAATTGCTTTACCGCGCGAAAGTCCTTCTGCTACGAGACGATCCACCGCCGCCTCAAACGTGTCTGTGTTTTCGTGTGATTCAACCGGAGCCACGGGTGCAACAGCGCCGTCAATCATTGCCTGCGCCTGCGCTTCCTGACGTGCTTTTCCTGCAAGGACAATTCTTTCTGCAACTTGGCCGGAGGTGCTGATACCATCGGCAATGGCGTCCGCGACGATCTTCTCGTTTCCGGGAGATGACAGCTTCTGAATTGCCATGATCCGCTCGCGCTCTGCCTCTGCGCCTGCTTTCATGCCTTCTTCTTTGCCCTGTGCTTTTCCAATTTCGATTCCTTCGTTGCGTCCAGCCGACCGGCCCTCATCAACGATTGACTGAAACAATTCGGGATGTTTCACCTGAAACTCTTCTTTGTTCATATTGAACTCCTTTATTAATTGATTTGTTGTGACTGAAATATTTTGGATTCCGTCAACGAGGCCAACGTCAACCGCCTGTTGACCAATGAATATTTTGCCGTCCGCTGCCGGGAGAATGTCCTCAACCGAGTCCTTCCCCCTGTTCGCTGCGACGGATTGAACGAAAACTGAATAGATATGATCGACTTGAGACTGGATATACTCGCGCCCCTCGACGGTCAGCGGCGCGTGATTCGAGGCAATCCGCTTATAAGCTCCTGCGGTGATTTCCGTCCATTTTTCGCCATATTGTTTGTCTTGTTCGGAAACGTCAACATGAGTAGCCACAACACCGATTGATCCAACGGATGTCGTATCATTGGCGATGTAAATCTTGTCAGCGGCAGACGCTATCCAATACGCTGCGGAGGCCATGATTCCATCACCAACGGCAACAATATCTTTGCCTTTCCCACGATGTGAGTTGATCTTTGCGACAAGCTCCTGTGTGCCGTCCACGGTGCCGCCGGGCGAGTCGATTGACAGAATAATTCCATGTACTTCTGTGTCGGCCATGGCCATGTCGATCTGATTTCCAATATCGCGCATCGAAGTTCCGCCGAACAGCGATGAGAAAAACGATCTTGTCTTTGTCAGAACGCTGTCAATCGAGATAATCGCCACACCATCCTTTACTTCATACATATTCATCGCCGGACTTGCGGCGTTGATGGCCTTGATGTCGATCTTGTCTCCGCGCATGTGCGTCTGATAAATGTTGCGGATTTCCTGCATCTTGTCAGGCTGGATCGCCCAGGGCGACGTTAAAATATCAAGTATCTTCAAGATCATCCTCCTTGTCTGGCGCACTTTTCATCGGAGCGGGTGCGTTGGCTGCCTGTACCGTCTGCCACATGCCCGCTGCTTCCATGAGTCTGCGTTCCTTAATTATTCGCGGATAGTTGCGCTCAAAATCCCCGCCTGTGAGTAAAACCGTTTCTTCATCAAGCGTTGACAGTCCCAAATTAAGCCGCTTTTCTGAGGCGTTGACTTCTTTCATCGGGTCAATCTGGCCGGGAGCGTCTCCAATCCATATCGTTCCGCAATATGCCTGTCTGGTTTTGATGTCGTCGAAATATCCGGGTGCGTTGATCCGTCCAAAGGCCACGGCCTCCGTGAGCCAGTTCTCATAGACCGGCTGGCAAAAATGTTGCTGCAACCATGCCCGCCGACTCCGGAAGAAACGCCACGACTCCAGCAAAGCGGCCCTGCTTGCGCTGTAGGACGATGAAAAGTGTCTGATCAATACTTCGTAAGGGATTTCGAGAGCCATGCCGATCTGACGCAATATGGCGGTCACGAATGGGTCAAAAGCCTCATTGGGCCGACCCGGATTCGCCGTCGAGACTTTCTCTCCTGGCGCAAGACCGACAATGGCTCCATTTCCGAGCTTGTAATCTTCGTCTGAACTTGTGGCCGCAGTTTCAGTGGCCGGATTGAATGCCGGGATGGGTAAGTTCTGGCCGGTTTCCGTTTCGACAAATACGGTAAACATCCCAGAGATAACCGCCGCCATGAGTTCTGCTTCTGTGTAGCGTTCAAGTTGTTTCAGTGATTCAATAACCGGCGCGAGATACGGAACGCCGCGTGACTGGCCAGGACGCAGGACGTTGTAAAGGTGGATTACATTGCGGAGGCCGGTTTTGTTGTTGAACGCGGGCAGGATATCCCATTCAGAACCGCCATGATAAACAGCGCCGGGATGCTGTCTCAAAACGTGATAAAAAAGCGGCGCACCGTAAGCGTCTTTTTGAACACCGCCGGAAAGCAGGGCTGTGTTGCTTAAATTGTTTTTGTTGGTTACGCGGTCGCCTTCAATAAGTTGTATTTTTAGCAGGTAAGGGTTAAGGCCGCGCCTGAAACGAGTCATGAGGGCGAAGGCATCGCCGTTTTCCAACGTCTGCCGGAATGCAAGCGACTGAATATCATTGAAAGTCAAAGTTCTTGCACAATCACATTCTTGCGACTCTGCCCATGATGCCCATTCGCGTTCAACTTCCGATTCCCAGAGTTCGGCTTCTTCATCATCCATTTTGAGGTATGCCCGGTCAATTCGTGACTGTAGTTTCAGTCCAGTCCCCACGGTATTGTTGACGACAAGCGAAATTGCGCCGGTGGCAATTGGAGAGTTTCTGACAAGATCGCGGCTGCGTGAGCGAAGTTTGCTCAAATCGTATAAAACAGAACTGTCCGCGTCGGTGTTTCCGGTCAGCCATGAGGATAAGGACCGCTTTGAGTTGGATGCCCCGCTATAACCGCCGACAATCGCCATTGCCGCTCTTGCTTTCATCCGCCGTTGTGCGCGTATCGGGTCAATGTATCTGATTGCTCGATCAATAAAGTTCTCGCTCATACCGGAGTTGCCCCCCTGATAACGATTCCTTTACGCCCACCGGAAAGCTGCGAGACTTTCTTTTCCCAGTATTCAATTTTTTCTGTGATTTTTCCCGCATCGGCGCGAGTGAGTGAGCTTTGGCCGTGTCCATAGGACTGTCCGGTTGCGACTGCCGCGTCTGCTGCGAGCCATAACGCTAGTTGTGCCTCAGCCTGTGCTAATGTGATAACTGGCATTATTCCCCCTCTTTTGTGAGAATTATAAGGCCGGTTTTTGGGCAAAAGTGGAAAACGGGGTAAAAATAGTGCGGAAAGGGTCAAAAAAAGCGTAAAAAGGGCAATAAAAGGCTTGACAAGGTGTTTTTAATCTGAATTTTCCGGGATTTCTTTCATGGTTTTCCTGGTTAAAACGATGAAATAATCGTCTAAATTTTTCTGATGCGCATACCATCGGCTATTGATTGATACGGCAGGCATCCCCAATTTGATAAATTCGTAAAAGGCCGGCTGCGCAATCCCCAGATAATCAAGAATTTGTTGCTGTCCCACCAACAAACCACAATCTTTTACCATAAGGCAACCCCCGCACTGTGGATTTTGCGGGCTTTCGGAGCGACAAGCCCCGGAGAATTGACGCGCCCGCGAAACAAATTGACGCCGCCGCCTACCCATTGAGGCTGCGCCAACGAGACGGCCAGCACTTCAGCATCGAGTAAATGGTTGTCTTTCCTGATAACCACCCATTCCTTCTGCCCGGCCCTATTTATCCGCTGTTCTTCGGCGGTAATCTGCCGGAAATAGTCAACTCCTGTGTCTTTGTGCAAATAAAGAGCATTCGGCCCTTGATCTATTGCCTGTTGCAAGCCATAGAACACATGCTCTTTCATGGCGTCGGTGTTGATTTGAATTATCCGAAACCAATTCGGCAATGCTTTGCCGGACGGCGTTGCCATGAGCGGCTCGCCGATCTTGAAACGGTTTGTCAGCGTTGTCGAGCTTCCCTTCGTTCCGAATAACTGCGGCCCCCGGCCATAGTGTTTGATTATCCACCAGTAAGCGGCCTCTGTCATCGAAACGTCGCTTTCCTTGAACTTCGTGCCGCCTGTGTCCCTAGCAACCCTCCATATCGGCAGAGAACCACTTCCGTCAGCGTAAGGATAGGTGGTGTTGAATATCAGATTGTCCAAATCTTCTTCTGTCGGTAAAAATCCGTAATGAATGAGCCACGAGGTCATATCATTGGCCCAGGCCCGGACAACAAACCAATACCCCTGCATTTGTTGATCGACTCCGCAAGTCAGGGCGACAACATTGGCCGGCAAAGATTGAGGCTCAAGTTCGCATTTTGCTTTTAACAGTTGGTCAGAGTTGCGCCCTAAAACGACTTGCTTCCAGACTTCACCCATTGAGGTATTCGTCCAGACTTTCAGCGTTTGAGGGTCATCTTTCGCCGCATAGAACTTTTCGGCAACCTGGCCGAATGATACCCACGGCGAATAAAGCTCGTTTATCCAGAACCCGGCAACCCTGCGGGCTTCTGGTTTGTCCTTTCGCCATTCGCCATTGGCAACCATGCGGGCTTTGTCATTATCTGTAATGACTTTCTGGCAGCTTTCGCATTCATAGTGCGCGTTCCACGGTTCGCCCTTCGGCCATTTAACCTGCTTGAAGGTTAATAGTTGAAACGTGCCGCAATGAGGACAAGGCACATAATACCGGCGCTGATCTGATGTTTTGAACTCCTGCTCAATCCGGCTTGTGCCTTCATCGGTAGGCGTCGAGAAAATACCTATTTTTCTGTTCCAGAATGTCGTGGTTCGCTTTGCCGCCAGAGAGATAGGGTCGCCTTCGGTTCCTGCGGACGCCGGGAACGCGTCAACGTCGTCACATAAAACCACCCGGATAGGACGCGCACGGAGAGATGCCGCCGAGTTCGCGCCCGCCACGGTTATATGGCCGCCGTAAAAAGATTTGTGAGTCAGGGTGTTATCGCCGTCGCGGGCTTTTGTGTCGGCGACTTTTTTTGTCAGGCAGGGCGTGTCGCGGATCATCGTTGACAGCCTGTCTTTGCTCCATGATTTCGCAACGTCAATGGTCGGCTCGACAACAAGGATCGGGGACGGATCATAATCGATAAAAAAGCCGATTACATTGTTCGCAATTTCGCTTTTACCCACCTGGGCCGACGACATAACCACCACCCGCTCAATAGCCGGATCGCTGAAGGCGTCCATGATGCCCCTCTGATATTCAGCCCTCGCCGTGTACCACCTTCCGGGCTCC